AAGCCCCGCCACCCGCCCCGCCAGCTAGAAAAAAAATTTGACTTTCCCTCTTCTCTCTGTAATATATACCACCATGAATAAACTATTCAAAGTACTAACCCTAGCCTCAACTCTTAGCGCCGCCACTCTGGCAGCAGACCTAGACAACCTGTCGGCATCTGTTGGCGTCGATTACAACACTAGCTATCTAGTAAACAATGTCTCTCAGGCTGAAAACGCCGCCACTACCAGCTTAAAGGTAGGAGTGAATCATTTTGGAGTAGATTTCTATGCTAGGGGCCTGTTCTTGGCTGACACCTCTCAGAACACTGGCTACCGCTACGGTGGTGGCCTTAGCAAGTCCTTTGGGCTGGCTGACGGCCTTAGCCTAAAGGTGGACGGCGCTGTTGACCGGGCTCAGACCGGGCAGACCAATGTCCTAGATTACACTGAAGCCAATGTAATTTTCTCTCTTAGAAATAGTTTCTTGATTCCTTATGCCAAGGGAGCCTATCAGATAGAACTTGACCAATATGGCTACACTGTGGGCGTTGAGAAGCCTTTTGAGCTATTTAATTTTATTACAGTCAATCCTGCTGTAGAATACACCAAGATGACCGACTACGAAGCCTATGCGGCCAAGATCACTTTGACCAAGACCATTTGGAAGAACCTATCTCTATTTGCCCAAGGAGCTTATATTGATAACAACTTCCTAACCAAGACAATCAATTTCGCCACAAAGGAACTCAATGGCTCCCTAGTCGGCTCGGGCGGTCTTCGCTGGGTCTTTTGATTGGTTTTGTAATTTTTTAAATCTCTACTCCCCTTGCTTAAAAAGCTTGGGGATTTTTTGTGTAATTATTTATTGTAAGTTAGTATGATACTGTAGCTTAGAGATAGTTATCAAAATAACAATATGGCTAAACACAATAACAACAAAGCTAAACAAGACACCTCCAAAAAAGTCCACCAAAAGGACAAAATGAAAGAAGAGATCCGGATTCGAGATCTCAATTGGTCAGACAAGCAAAAAGAATTCATAAAGCTTGCCCTGAGTAAAGAGGTAAAGATGATGTTTATTAGCGGCCCGGCAGGCAGCTCCAAAACTTTGCTTTCGATCTACTGCTCTCTTCACTTGATAAAAGACAAGAAAGTCAGCGACATCATGTACATCAGATCGCCTGTGGAAAGCAGCGATAGCAAGATCGGCTTCCTGCCCGGAGACGCTGACGAGAAGTTGAAGTATTACAACTTGCCTTTCGCAGATAAGTTGGATGAATTGCTATCAAAGGAACACGCAGATAGCCTAAATAACCAAGGCCGTCTCCAGAGTCACCCGTTATCGTTTGTTCGCGGCATGAGCTGGAACGCGAAGTCCATCATCCTCGACGAAAGTCAAAACTGCACAGAGAAGGAAATCATCACCCTTATGACCAGAGTAGGGGAATTTAGCAAGTGCTTCATTCTCGCTGATCCTGACCAATCAGACTTACCTAATAACAAATCTGGAGGCTTTGATAAGCTACAAAGTATATTCAGCGACAAAGAAAGCCAAGAAAAGGGCATCTACTCCTTCCAATTCACCGAAGAGGACATCAAGAGAAGCGAGCTAGTAAAATTCATCGTTACTAAACTCAAGAGTACTAAGTAACCTTTCTCCAGCCTTGAGAGTATAGATATTTAGTCAAGGTGGCCGAGAACTTGCGGACTTTCTTCTCCGTCTTCTCCCAAAAGAAGGCATGAGTGATTTCTTCGATAGTAACGGCCATCTCTCTTCTTGGCAGCAAGTCTGGATCTATGATTATCTTTGGGCGTTTGCTGTTTGGGTTGTCGCATAAGCCCTCTGCCCTTTCTTTGGCCGGGGGTTTTACCTTGTCAACAGAGTAGGTTACTCCTTCATCTGTGGTGAAGTTGAAACTTTTATTTGTCTTTTTGGGCATAATTAATATAATCTCTTATGAAAAGTTACTGTCAAAAATGCGGATCTGGTACAGAATACTTATATGATAAGCCTAAATTCTGTTCTGGCTGCGGCAGTAGTTTCTCCACTTTAGCAGCTTCAGCCCCAAAGCCTTCCAGACCCTTACGTAACATTACACAAGAAACAGAAGAGCCCGGAGACAAAGAGATAGATATAGAAAGAATGAGGAACTTATCTTCTCTTCAAATAGAGATTACCCATGATTCAGGCCATCAAAAATCAAAAATTAGTGACCTTATGGGAACAAGAGACTCAGGCCCAGAACCGAGTCAGGGAACCTTGCTTAAAATAGATAGAAAAGAAGCAATGGAAGCCTTTAAGAGAGAGGCTGGTTTTTATCCGTCTAAACAAGACACGAATGAAGAGGAATAAAATCAATTTTGAAAAATATGGCCCTCTCATCGACTCTGAGATAAGCAAAAGAAGAGGTCGGTGGACATTATCTGCTCTTAGCTGGCTAGACTTCGACGACGTCTCTCAGATTGTAAGGATACACGCCTATAACAAGCTCCATTTATATGATGAGACCAAACCCATCCTTCCTTGGATAAATAGACTCATCTCCAATCAGATAAAGAATATAATCAGAAACAACTATGGCAATTACACAAGACCATGTTTGAAATGCGCCGCCTCCCTTGGAGAACACGGATGCAGGATATACAATGAGCAGTGCGAAAGATGCCCCCTCTTCAAAAATTGGCACAAGAACAAAAAAAATGCTTACGATTTAAAAGTACCAGTCTCAATAGAAGACCATGTCAATGAAATAAACAGCCAGCCAACGCAAGGCTTGGACATAAGAACAGCAATACAAAATCTAAGCAAAAGACTAGAGCAAATCCTAAAGCCCGTAGAATGGCAAGTCTATCAACTCCTGTATATTGAAAATAAGAGCGAAAAATTCATCTGCCGAGCCTTGAAGTTGAAGTACGACGAGAAATCCGAGATAGCGTACAACAAGCAACTCCGCAACATTCAAAAAACAATAATAAAAAAAGCCAAAGAATGCCTATTTAATGGCGAGGTCGATGTATGACAGAAATAATTTTAACTCAAGAACAGCAAGACCAGATCATCCTGACTTGGAACGACAATAAAGAAAACCCTCCGAGCTTACACGACTTGACTAAGAAGGTCTTCAGTGACATCCCCGACCTAGATGGCCGAAGCGTCTACGGCAAAGCCATCAAGAAGTTTTTAGCGTCAAGAGACCTAAAGATTAAAACCAAGAGCGAATATACTCCCAAGGCGAGAATAGAGTTCCATCAAGACCAGAAAGACTATATCACAAACAATGCCTCTACCATGTCTGCTGTTGAGTTGGCTAGAGATCTTTTTAATGATTATAATTTAAATAACTTGTCAATTGAGGCTCGCAGTATCCAAGAATATTTAGGTAGCTTGCCTTCGCAAGTCAAAGACGTCCAAACCGAGCCAGAAGAAGACCAAGAAGACTACAAACCGCCCAAGAACTTGGAGAGGGCTTTGGTCAGGGTAAATAAATACGTTCTCGATGGCCTAGATAAAGACAAGTTGACAGGAAGACAAAAAAAAGAACTAAAATCTGTCATTGCCTATGCTCATACATATAGATTCCTACATCAGATAGGAACTTATACTACCCAAGTAGACAGAGATCTTTTTGAGAGTAGCTTTATAAGGTACACTTATGATAAAGCCGACCTGACTCAAGAAGAAGTGGACCAATACATTGTGTTAGCCACGGAAGTCGTTATTTCCTCTAGTATTCAGGCAACGATACAAGTTTTGCAGGGCCAAATTGACGACGACGTCAAATCAGGCTTGAAGATTCCTATGGTATTGGTGGATGCCATCACTTCAGCCAGAACAGAATACAATCAATGTGTTTCTCGCCAACAAAAACTACTCAATGACCTAAAAGTCAAAAGAAGTGACAGAATTTCCAAACAAGTCCAAGAGAATGCCTCTATCTTGAATTTGGTGATGCTATGGAAAGACGAGGACACTAGAAGAGAGATGATCAAGATGGCAGACATGCGCCGGGAAGTCTTGAAAGATGAGATTGGAAGACTGACCTCTATGGACGACGTCAAGGCCAGAATTTTTGGTATCACAGAGGAGGAAGTGTTGAATGCTTAAGTGCAAAATATGCAATTTAGAATTCGAAACTGATAAGACTTTTCATTCTCACTTGAAGTCTCATAAACTGAGGATGGCAGAGTATTACCAGCAACACGAACAGAGGAGAGACTTATATTCTGGTGAGTTGATAAACTTCAAGAATAAAGACTACTATTTTTCTAACGACTTCAACAATAAAGTCTCCATGAAAAACTGGCTCAAAGCCCAGCCACTGGAGAAACGCAAAGAGTACCTGAAAAATTTTCTGATGCAAAGAAAGGTCAAAAGAGACCTAAAGTATTCCCCTTGTCAGGTAGAGCTAAGGTCCATCACTAGCCCGCCATTGAATTACTTTCACGAATGCTTTGGCGACTATTACAAATTGTGCTCTCAATTGGGGTTCGAGAATAAGTATGTTTACCCCAAGGCTCAGTTGAAACACGAAATAAAGGATGGCTTCAAAATATTCATAGACTCAAGAGAGCAGATGCCTCTAATCATAGACTATCCTACGGAGGTCAAGGGCTTGAAATTCGGAGACTACGCTCTCAACGACCCAGACAATAGGTGCTACATAGAAAGGAAGTCCATTTCCGACTTCATAGGAACACTCAGCGGCGGCTTTGAAAGATTTTGTAGAGAGATTGATCGTTCTAAGGCTAGCGAAGCCTCCTTGGTGATACTAGTAGAGAGGCCGCTTCAGGAGTGCTTGAGTTTCAATTACTTAAGCTACGTATCAAAGAAAATTAAGGTTACTCCTGAGTTTGTGTTTTTCAATGTGAGGGAAATAATACAAAAATACCCAGATGTCCAGTTCTTGTTTGTTGAAGGTAGAGAGGAATCAGTCAGAGTGATGAAAGCCATATTCTTTAGCAATAGTGAATATAAGAAATACGACTTGCAATTGATGTACGACCTTAAACTATTATAATCTATGTGGGTAGAAGGAACAAAATACAAAAAAGAGAACCCCAATTACAACGAGATATTCGCTGCACTTGAGGGGGAGCTGGAGGACAAGGAAGCCAAGATTTCTTTGATCAAGTTTTTGCGTCAGAATCTATATTTCTCCACGTATATCCTCACTGGCATAAAGCTTTCCCCATATCAAGAGATAACTCTCAAAGGGATGTTCAACAGGAACTTCTCCATGTGCGTGTGGGGTCGTGGCTGTGCTAAGTCATTTATTGCTAGCGTTTATTGTGTGCTGCAATGCATCTTCGAGCCCAATACGAAGATTCTTATAGCTGGTCCTACATTCCGAACGGCTAGAGCTATCTTCAACAACATCGAAAAGATGAGCGAGACCAAGGGGGCGGAGCTGCTGCTCCAAGCTTTCGGGGCTAAGAGTAAAAGAAATGATTTATATGAATGGGATATCAATGGCGGGTCCATAAGGGCTATTCCTTTGAGTGGTGAAAAGATTCGTGGTTTCCGTGCTAATGTACTTGTTCTTGATGAGTTCTTATTGCTACCAGAAGAGATAATCAAAAACGTATTGATGCCATTCCTTGTTGCGCCGCAGGACATGAAGCGAAGAATAGACATTAGAGAAATGGAAGACCTACTTATCAAAGCAGGAAAAATGAAGGAAGAGGACAGAATGGTCTTTGTGAATAATTCCAAGATGATAGCCTTGTCGTCTGCCAGTTATACTTTTGAGAACCTCTACAAAACATACCAAGAATGGATAAATAAAATAACAGATAAAGACAAGCAAGAGTCCTCCTACTTCGTCTCTCAGCTCGGATACGAAGCGTTGCCACCAGAGATGATTGATAAGACTATTATTGAAGAAGCTCAGAGCGGCGGCACCTCTCACTCGTCTTTCCTTAGAGAGTATTGTGCTCAATTCACTGATGGCTCTGATAGTTATTTCAGTGCTAAAAAGATGGAAGACTGCACCCTTAAAGATGAGCATCCGCATACTCTTGTCAGGGGCACTTCCGGCAAGAAATACATAGTCGGGATTGATCCGAACATGAGCGACAGCCCGAATGCCGACTTCTTCGCTATAGCAGTCATGGAGCTGGATGAGGAGAACAAGCTGGGGGTCTTGGTTCATACTTACGCTGGCTTGGGAAACTTAAATAACCATGTGAAGTATTTTTCTTATATCATGACGC